AATTAGGAATGATTATTACATAGTGTATAATGCTAATTATGGGTTGGGTAAGAAGTCCCATTTATCGTACTTTAACCTTAGAAGTCCCGTTTATCGTACCTTCAAACCGTCACTCACCTCGCCCATTTTAGTAGTCCCATTTATCGTACCTCTTACCCAACCCATAATTAGCATTATACACTATGTAATAATCATTCCTAATTTTACAAAAAGTACAATCTGTATTATTGACTTTATACGGATTGTAAAGTATAATATAATCATAGGGAGCGAAGGGCACGAATGATGCTCCTAGGCCGTGGTCAGGCGCGTGAAGCGTTACGGATAGGTTTGCGTGACTGCTAGCTCATTTCCTTTCGCCACCCTTAACATGGTAGAACTCTTTAAGAGTAACGGAAAACTGGTCATTGGACGTTAATGGGGTTGTGCCCATTTCTACCACCACGGTTCAAACTATGAGCTTCATCCGGTGCAAAAGCCATAGAGCCGCGCTAACACGCCTGTTAGCTTGATGGTTACATAGGTTGGTCATTTCTCCTACTCCGCCATCCAAAAGGACAAAGGTCGAGTCCTCGGCTTAATATTAAATATGAAAGGAGTGTATTACAATGTCAATGTGGTGGGACTTAAAGAACACATTATCTTATAATGCGCTCTTTAATTTTGTAGTTGGTTCTCGTGGTTGTGGTAAAACTTATGGCTTTAAGAAATGGGCTGCTGAAGATTTTATCAAGAACGGGAATCAATTTATTTATATTCGCCGATATAAAACTGAAATGAATAAGAAAGCCAAAGAAAATTTCTGGGCAGCTGTTGCTCATGAATTCCCCGACCATGAGTTAAAGGGAACGCCTGAAGGTGCTTATTATATAGACGGTAAATTAGCTGGCCAAACTCGTTACATCTCAAGCGCTAAATCTGAAGAACTTCCGCTAGTTAATAAAATCTGCTTTGACGAATTCATCTCCATGGACGAAAGCCATCATGGTTATCTTAAAGATGAAGTAACATTTTTCTGCGAATTATATGAAACTATTGCTCGTATGCGCCGAGTAGTGGTATTCTTCTTTGGCAATGCTGTTACATGGGCAAACCCATATTTCACAGAATTTGACATCAAAAAGCCAATTAACAAAAAGCAAATCGCCACAACTAGAGATGGCTTAGTCTTAATCCAAATTGCTAACAATGAAGAGTACATTGAAGCAAAAGAGAAAACTGACTTTGGCCGTTTGATGAAAGGCAGCAAGTTTGGTAAATACGCAGTTCATAATGAATTTTATCTTGATAGTGTAGTTGGCATTGCTAAGAAAACTCCTGAAGCTAAATATCAGTTTGGTTTTAAGATTCATGATGATTATTTAGGTTTATGGGTAGACTTCTCTTCTGGTAAATGTTATCTTTCCAGAAAATACAGTCCAGGTAGTGGTGTGATTTATGCGTTGACAAATGATGACCATGATTATAACACCATTTTGATTGCTCGCACTCCACGCCCTAACTGGTTATTATATATAATTAAACAATATCGGTTGGGAGGTTTGTATTGTGAAGATGAAATAATTAGGCGATACCTGATGGACATTTTGAAGATTGTAGGTGTATAATGTTAGGAGTTGAGTTTATGCCCTTTGTTATTGTTCTGGGTTTTATCACATTTGACATTCTAACAGGGCTGATTAAAGCAAAGCACGATGGTTCTTATAATTCCTCTATCATGCGTGAGGGTGGTTATCACAAGTGCATGGAGATTCTTGCTGTGGTAGGCTTTTATGGTATTGAATACGCAATGCAATATGTTGACCTTGGTATCCAGATTCCCCTTGTAGGTTCCGTGGTTACTTATATTTGCATTATGGAATTTATCAGCATTATGGAGAATATGTGTGCTGTAAATCCTGAACTTTCTGCTCTGTTTAAGCCCTATCTGGAAAAACTTAAAGGAGATGAAGAAAATGAGGAAAGCAAACGGTGACGTCCTTTTCTGCTGGCCTTTAGAGAAACACATTATTACAGCTGGTTGGACTTATAATGATGGTTTTGCACACCGTGCTATTGACCTTCGTGCTGCTCCCTGCACACCTGTTTATGCAGCTGAGGATGGTGTAGTAAATCAGGTACAGAGCTGGGATGGTAGAACCAAAACTGGGATGCAGTCTTATGGCAACATGGTTAGAATTAAGCATAACAATTATAATGGTTCTAAGTTGGAAACACGCTATGCGCACCTTAAAGAGTATCTCGTCAAAAACGGTCAACACGTTTACGAGGGTCAGCTTATTGGGTATTCTGGCGCAACTGGTAATTGCTATGGTGCACACCTTCATTTTGAAGTAATTTACCATGATATGAGAGTAAATCCTCTTAACTGGCTGGACAGTAATTTTTGTTGTGCAACACAGACAGTAGTTAAACATCTCGGTAATTACACTTCGGTTCCCAGAGAATCTACTAAAGGTGATTTTATTAAGATTCATGCAACTGGCGTTGATATGCAAGCAATTATCGCTCTCTGTGAGAATCTTAAACTTACTTATGAACGGAGTAATAAATAATGAAAACACGTGACGAAATTTCTGCAATGCTCGGCGGCTTTGTCGATGCTAAACCTGATGAACAGGGAACTCTTATTGCTGGCGTTCTCGATGAATTTGATGAATGTCGCAATGAAGCAGAACAATTTAGTAAAGGTTGTCCAGATGGTTCATCTAACTGGCATGAAGCCTATGATAATCTGCGCAAGGATTATGTTAAGGCATTTCTGAATGATGACAATAAGCCGAATGACGATTATCAAAAACCTAACGATAATGCAATTACTATTGATGAAGCCGCACAGGCTTTTGTTAAGCAGATGTTTGGTAGAAAGTAAGGTGATAGATTTTGAGTAGACCATTTAGTTACCAATTCTATTCCCTGCTTGCGTGTAGTTCTTGCAGATGGCACCATTTCTAGTGCTAAAGTCACTTCCACTGGTGTTGTAACTTTGACCGTTGCCGCTAAAGGCAAACTCATTATTGATGGCACTCTGGATATTGAGTGCAACTATTAAGAAAGGATGATTCTATAATGGCTACTTCTGCTGCTGCTGTTGGTATTATTAAGGCTGTATTTGGTAGTGATGCTACTTTTGGTGGCGCTCCTCAGATTGAAAACACTACTGAATCTATTAAATCCGCATGGACGTTTATCAATTCTTACGAACCCCGTTTAAACTATTTCTGTAATGCTCTGGTTGACCGTATTGGCCTGACCGTTATGCGTTACATTTCTTTTGAAGACCCTTGGCAGGTTTTTGATAAGGGTGTTCTGGGTACTGGCGCTACTGTTCAGGAAATTTATGTAATGATGCAGAAAGCAACCCCTTACTTCTCTGCTGACCGCGCTACTAATGATGAAGTTATGAAAGCTGAATTTGGTAGCGACCCTGCCGAAGTTTACACTGCTTACCATGCTGTGAACTCTCGTATTAAGTATAAGGTAACTGTTAACCGTGAAGCACTGGAAAGTGCTTTCACGAGTGAAGCTAACCTGTCTGCCTTTGTACAGAACATTATCGACCAGATTTATAAGCCCGCTGAACTGGATGCTTTTATCATGAAGAAGTACCTGCTGTATCAGCTGGTAAAGAACAATAAGCTTAAGAAAGTAACTGTTACTGCTGTTACTGATGAAGCATCTGGTAAGACTCTGGTTAAGAAGTTCCGTCAGATTTATGGCAAGATGAAGTTCATTTCTAAGGAATATAACGCTGCTGGTATTCCTATGAATACTCCGGCTGAACGTCTGTACACCATTGTTCCTGTTGATATTTCCTCTTCTATTGATGTTGATGTTCTGGCAAGCACATTTAACATGGATAAGGCAGATTTTATGGGTCATCGTCTGGAAGTTGACAGTTTTGCTCTTAACGAGTATGAAGTGGAACGTCTGGAACATCTGCTTACTGGTAATGACCCCTCTAGCTCTGGTGATGTCACTATTGCAACTGGTGGCGATAAGACCTATACTCATGTTGCCCCTGACGATGAGGATATGACCGCTATTCAGGCACTTATGGTTGACCGTGATTTCTTCCAGATTTATACTAAGCTGAACACCATGCGTGAAACTGACCTTGGCTCTACTCTGGATTGGAACTACTTCCACCATATCTGGCGTATCTATTCTGCATCTCCGTTCGCTAACGCTGTGCAGTTTACTACTAAACCTCAAACTTGACATTTTCTTGAGCCAATAGGCTTATCCTCCTAAGAACGTGGGGCGCGCATACGACATCACGCGTTGCTTATATGGCAGTTTACAAACAATGTATCACTGACCAAAGCACAATCAGAGTTTCAGCAGGTTATCCACATTATCCTGACGGTTCAGTTCATGGTGGTATTGACACAGTACACACAAATCATCAATCTTATGCACCAATGGCAGGTACGGTTGAAACAGCCCATACTTGGCAAGGTGGCACGACTGGTAACGATTCTTGGGGCAACTACATTGTAGTTAAAATGAGCGATAATAGCTATTGGCTTGCAGCTCATTTTGTTAGTCAGATTCATAGTGTTGGTGAAACAATTACTCGTGGTCAATATATTGGAGAACAAGGGCAAACAGGTAATGCTAGTGGTATTCATACGCATTGGGAATACTGGATAGGTGGTTATGGCACAGCTTATAGAACTGACCCCTCTGCTATTCTTGGTATTCCTAATGAAGTAGGTACATGGGATGTTGAATGGGATGCTACAAATCCACCAACACCACCCGAACCTACTCCCACAACTAAACGTAAACTTCCAGTTTGGATGATGTGTAAACCACCCTACAGATTTTGAAAGGAGCAATAACATTGCCAAATATGCAACTTTATATCTGTAAGGGTATCCCTACAGATAAAACCTATAATCATGTGCTTAGGTTTCAGTCTGATTCTTCTCGTTTTGCTTATTTCACTTCTAAATCCGTTCTTCATCTTACCAATTATACATATCAGCGTTTAGAGAGTTACCTCTCTGTTGGTGTTAATGCTGAAACGATTGAACCGTGTAATTATATCGTATTCCAGAACGCCGACTTTTCTAATAAATGGTATTATGCCTTTATTGACAGGGTAGAATACGTTGCTAACGAAACCAGTAGAATTTATTTTACTATTGACGTTATGCAAACTTGGTTTAATCAGGTAACGTTACAGCCTTGTTTTATTGAACGTTCTCATACAAATACTGATGAAATTGGTGATAATATCATCAATGATGAACTGGATACAGGACCATATATTGACGATATTCAGCAGTACATTGACTTTGATAAGCGTATCTGTATTGTTACCACATTCGATAAGCCTGAAAAAGATTCCGCTCCTGCATCTGGCTCTTTACGATTTGGTATCTATTCAGGCTGTAAAGAAAACTTTTTTACTACAGCAGAATCCGCTAACGCTTTTATTGCTAAGGCTGTAGAAGCAGGGCAAGCACCTGATGGCATTTTGGGAATTTATATGGTTCCCCTTACCTTTGATAGTGGTAAGTACGATAAGACTTTTGTAGTTCCTAATAATGTAGCTGGTTATGTCCCTAAGAATAATAAACTTTTCACATATCCTTATTTTTATCTCCGCTATTATTCCACACAAGGCGATAATCACGTTTTTCGTTTTGAACTTGGAGATAGAAAGAAAAGTCTGCATATCGGATACAATATAATGTCAAATGCCGGACAGACTACAGCAATGTTTGCGGCAGAGGATTATAAAGGCTCTACTGGTTATAATCAGGAAGATGTCTTTGCAATTAGCAACTGGCCTACTTGTGCTTATAACACTGATATTTATAAGGTATATGTAGCACAGAACTCTAGTTCCATGGCCGTTGAAAATGCAGGTTTGGTAGCTGGTACAATGTTTGCTGGTATTAACCTGCTGACCGCTCCGGCAAAAGATGTTCAGGCCATGACTGGTAAACATTCTGCTCTTTTCCCTGAGAATACTTATGGAGCTATTGAGGGCTTAGCCAATCAAATGCTTAACATTGCTGGCACGCTTGCAAAACGTGATGATATGGACAGATTACCACCACAGAGCCACGGTTCTGTAAGTCCTTATTTCCGTTTTACTGATTCTGGTATTTTACCGACAAGGGATGCAAGTGCTCCATATGCTATGGCTAGTTATCATCATGTTACTAAAGAATTTGCAAAAGTTATTGATGATTACTGGACTATGTTTGGTTATCCCATTCATCAAGTTCAGGTTCCAAACATTGATTCTCGAAGAAACTGGAATTATGTTAAAACGCAAAACTGTTGTTGTTTAGGTGATGTTCCTGCGGATGTTTCTACAATGATTAACGATATTTTTAATCGTGGTGTTACATTCTGGCATAATCCCGGACTTGTTGGAAATTATGAAGCAGACAATTCTATCTATAAACGTATTCCAGAAGTAGGTGAGTAAATGAGTAAACGTTCACAAAAACCACAGCCACCTTGGATTGATTCCTATGATTTAACTAGGGCAACTTATGCTAACTGGTTTAATCGTCTGTATGATGTAGCACTTGCAAGATTCAAATGGGAAGGACTTGAAGATTCTCCTTTTTTGGATGAACGATTCATTGAACAGTTCTTGTTCTGGCAACCTTTAATGGCTGGGTATCATGACCCTGTTATGGGCAACTTGATTCTTCCTGCTATGCCCAGTGATAACTTTGACATTATTGGTGACCCTAAATATGTGCGTGCCTATGGCTACAATTCTAATTACCAGAAAACTGGCCTTAATAAACAAAACTGTGCCTATCTTTGGTGTAATATGCGCCGCTCCCCTGACACTATTGTCATTAAACAGTTTGCACAACGTCTTACCAATATAGACAGAACGATTGACTTAAACCTTGCTGCACAGAAAACTCCCCGAATTGCTTATGCAAATGAGAATACAAAACTTTCTGTACAGAATATGGTGTATCAGCAAGATAGGTATGACCCTTGGCTGTACGTTAAAGGCAATCCCTCCACTGATGATATTAAGAACATGATTGGTGTTCTTGATTTAGGCGTTCAGTACATTGGTTTGCAATTAGAGCAGCAGAAAAAAGAAACTCTTGCGGAAGCTCTTACCTATTTAGGTATTGAGAGCAACTACAATATGAAAGCAGAACGGCAGTTTACTACTGAGGTTCAAATGACTTTAGGTCAGGTAGAAGCAGACCGTCTTTCTCCATTGTACTCTCGACAAAAATTCTGCAAGGATTATAATAGGCTCTTTAATACTAATATCTCCGTATCTATGCGCTCTCAACTTGAATTGACTAAGATTATGGAGGGGCGTGAGGATGAAGAGAATTTAAGCGATACCAATATTGAGGATGGTGGGGATAATGAGTAAGTACACAACTCAAGTGCGCTTTATCTGTGAATCAAAAGCAGGTATTGTTGAACCTTACACCAATGTTTCTTATTCAGAAATCATTGAGCGTGCTCGGCCTAAAATCTTTAATTTTGATTATCCTATCTGGAATAAGAATAAGCGAAAAGAGCTTGAAACCAATATTCTTAAACATTTCTATACAAATGAAATTGGTTCTGAAACCTTTGGCCTTTGGCAGCTGCGTCTGGATGACTGGATGAACAGCCATATGCCTTATTACAATCCCCTCTTTGAAGCACTTGATAAACAGTATGAAATGTTCTTAACTGATGATTTCTCCATTACCAGTGATGAAAATACTGAACATCATGATGTGAATACTGAGGATAGAACCAAGAATAGTAAGGTCAATATTGACGGTACCAATAATTCCAATTATACTTCCAATTCTAACAGCAATGGAGAGAATACCAATACTCATACTGATACTCCGCAGGGTAGTCTTGATAATTTTCTTGCTGGTAAGTATATGTCGGATGCTGACCATAGTAAGGCAAGTTCCGCCAATGATTTTAGCTCTAATGCTAATTCTAACAGTAACAGCAATACCACTCAAGATGATAAAAACAATACAAAAGAAAATCGTGATGGCAATGAACATCGTGTTCTTGACCATGTAGAAAAAGGTTATCGCGGTCGCTCTCTGGTATCTATTATGAACGATTATATGAAAGAAAACACGAATATCTATAATTGTTTATATAGAGATATGGAAGTTCTGTTTATGCGTTTATGGTAAAGAGGTGATTAGGTTTGAAGTACAATCCTTTGGACAAACTTTTCCATTCTGTGATTCCTGTTGCCTATGATGATAGCATTAGTTACTATGAAATGGTATCTAAGGTTATTGAGGTAATGCAACAGTACATTGAAAACAGTTCCATTAGTTATGCAGACCCTATTCAGTGGGATATTACCAAACAGTATCCTCGTAACACGGTTGTTGTCACTGTCAATGGTGATGGATATTTGAGCACTCAGCCTGTACCTATTGGCATTGATATTGACAATGAAGATTACTGGACTAAGATTGGTAACTTCTCTGAACTCTGGGGAAGCGTTAAGCTTGCTATCACTCCTGTTGATGAAAAGCTGAAAACTACTGCAAGTGCAGCGCGTGCAGTTAATGACCTTGTATGGCTGAATAATGATTTGTATGTTATTACAAAAGCCATGGATGCTGGTGCACGCTATATTGAGGGTACTAACTGTAAGAAAACCAACATCGGTGAACAGCTGAATGACCTTAATACTAAGGTTGACAATAATAAGTCTAGTGTTGATAATTCTATTGAACAAATCAATACCAATATTGAACAAATCAATACCAATATTGAAAACATTAACACTAATCTTAATAAGAAGATTGACAAAGACACTGTTGGAAATCTTGACCAGACTGTCGGCGGTAATATGAATCAGACAGTTAGCGGCGACTATAACATTGTGGCAGATAAGTTTGCTGTAAAGTCTACCAAGGGTTATTATAACGCGCTTGAGGTACCTAACGACCCAAACACCCCCGTTACTATTGGCAGTCAGGCCGGAACGTATTTAGATGGGCCTGTCAAAAGTAACCAGATTACTGAGCATTACAACGATAATTTTGACTGGTGGCCGCTTACGGATTTTCGCGGAAACGTCCGGAAAGTCGCGCTTATTCGTGACACGGCTGACTTTAGTACTATTCCCAGCTCTCCCGTTGATATTCGTACATATCAAGACCTTAAAATGGATGGTACGGATGATATTACTGCTACCATTAACACTCACACTAAGAATGAACCCCTGTTTATTCCTGCTGGTACTTATAAGGTAAGTGCTCCTTTGCAACTTAAGCATAGCTTGTATGGTGCTGGTTCTTCTCGTGACCCTGCGCGTGGCACAAGTGATACTATTTTACAGTATACTGCTAGTCCGACTGCGTTTGGCAGTCAGGGTGTTATTACCGTATCAGGTGATGACGTAACTGGTAACATTGTTATTGCTAATTTGGACATTACTTGTAGTGGTATGATTGGTGGCATTGTATTCACTACCAATAAATATACCGATAACAGTATTCATAATGTAAGTATCAATAAGGTTAAGTCCTATGGCGTTTACTTGCAGCCTGCTAACAGCACTTTGAACCGTTACTGCTACATGGATAATGTAATGGTATGGGGATTTAGTGATAATACTCCTGTGGAGCGTTGGACTGGTTCTGTTGCATTTTTCTGGGGTAACAAAGCTCCTGACTGCGAATGCAATAACCTTGTTAATATGGTATGTCAGGTTGGCTTTGACTGCCGTACTGATGTATATGGTTGCAACTGGACTAGCTATACTGGTATTCCCTCTGGTGGCACAGGTGGTACTGATGCTAATAAATGGTGGAATAACTCAATCGCTTGCAAGGTTACTAACAATGATATTCATGTTACTAACTTCTATGCAGATACTTGTAGGTATGCTTTCGTCTTCGATGGACCTGGTAAATCAGCGGCTTACATTAACAATATGATTTATAACTGTAATGACGGAACTGCTACTACTGAAACTGGTTATGCAACTATTGCTTTGATTGGTACTAGTCCTAATCCTCAGTTTATTGTGAATGGCGGCATTATCAATCGTTCTGCTAAGGTTAGCACTACTGTTCAGTCAATCGGTACTTATCCTGTTACTAATGCTGTATGTAAGCTTGACGATGTTTACATTTATACAAAGCGTGAATATGTCTTTGGTACTGACGCTGTAAAGCGTGGGCAGTATATCTGCGCATCTGGTGAACATCGTTGCATTGACTTGGCTATTACTAACCAGACACAGTATACGGTTGTTGGGCAATCCGTAACTGGTGACCCTGAACAGTACAAGGCATTTGCATATATTCCAGTTCATTCTGGTGGTTTTACTTCACAGGGTTCTATCCGTGTGATGGATGTAAATGACATTGATTTTACTGTTTATCTTAGCAATAACCCTGAATCTGGCGGGTTGTTTGCAATTAGCGCTGTCGATAATCGTCAGCTTAATAAGGCCATTTATGGAGCGCCCATTGGTGCAGGCAGGACTGTTACTTGGGATATATTTAATGACTTGAATAGTCTTTATTATACCAATGATGGTAATAGTATTATCCTTTACTTCAAGCGTCCTGCATCTTATGGTGTCACGGTTCAGGTTTCTGGATTTATGGATGGTAACTCCCCTGTAATTCTTGACCGTATTAGAAATGAAGATGGCACTCCTATGGATTATCCTCGCTGGGATAACAACAATGGCATGACTGCTATTAAAGTTCTTCGTCCTAATATTAGCTAACTAATAAAAACACCCCTAGGTGGTTATCCACTTAGGGGTGCTTTTCTATTTAATTAAAATGGCAAATCATCGTCAATTTCAGGTGGCAATTCATTGGGGAGCTTGTCAGTCATCCTCACTTTCATCATCGTCATCTTCATCTTCATTTTCCTGCAATGCATCAAAAGCATTAAGAATAGAATCACTCATAACTTTGCGAAATTCCTTGGTAATGGGATAGCAAATATCATGCCATTCATCTTTCTTATTCTTCTCACTAGGCATTGCTACAAACAGACCCTTGCTTCCATCAATAATCTTAATGCCAGTAATGCAGAACACATTTGCAAGCGTAATGGAAACCATAGCACAGCAATTAGACTTCTTGTTATTGATAGGGAATACACGAATATCAGTGATGACGGAGGAAACGGACTTAGCAGAATTGGTGGCCTTAGCGGATGCTTTCTTGTTAGTGTACATAATTAGTTCTCCTTTGTTAAATAATGATAAGTAAGAAATTTATATTGAGGACAGTTTTTATACTGGCTGCAACAATCGGTTTTAAGGTCGTATTCTTGGCGTGACACTCTCATACCCTCACAATGAATGTAATTTGTGGTATGAGAACTATAATAAGGACATGTAGCTCTTCTACTGATTCTATAAGAATCTTTTTCTTTCAATTAAATCATCTCCTATCACTCCATTCCCACTGGAATATGCTTGCAGGATTGCCATCAATTAACATAGCATATTCTTTGTCAGATTGTACCTTATGATAAGTTCCATAAAGTTCTTTCCCGTTTTCATCGTGGTTTATGCTAACAACTTCAGGCAAATAATCTATATAGGACTCTCCACGCAATGAATAACAGAATGAATAATACATTCTATTAACAGGGCTATTTGTAGAGCGTAATGTATAGCCACAAGGCTCTAGTACAGTTACAGAATATTCATCTAAGTGGTCTGTTTCTCCATTGTCATCTGTAAAATCTCCTATAATATGTGTTCCCGGAGTTTTACGGATAAGCTTCTTGTTTATGGATTCATCGTAACTAATGTTAGGACGAAAATATTCTTGCACAAGGTACTCGAAATCTTCATCGTTTACTATTTGCGTAAACAATTCAGAAAGCTGTTTCTTGCTTGCACCTGCCACGGTAGCCTTAACTTTTAAGTGTTTATCTGCATCTAAGTATGTTGCACAATAACATTTACTTCCCCACGTTACAAAATCTTCATAGTGACCATCAAAGTCCATAATTCCAAAATTGTAACAATCTTTATTCTCGCTGTTGTTGAGAATATTATCATTAAATCTATCAACGGCTTTTTGAACATTATCATTATAACCTACAAAATAGCCACTGTCTGTATCATGATAGAGAGGTTCAATGCCTTGGCTTAATACTAGATAGAGCATAAAGCAAATAAGGTGCAGTCTACTGTAAGCAACTGTATATAAGCCATCTGTAAAGATATTTAGGGAATTTCTGGATTTAAGAAACTTAACCCCAGTTGGAATCCACTCAAATTTATCGCCGTCCCCCTGCACGCCAACTTCCTGTCGTAATGGCTTCATAGCTGAACATCCATACTGACCATTCAATCCACCTTTGCTTGCCATTAAGGCGAAATGGACTAAATCTTTGTTATGGGTATTCATAATTTCTTGTGCCACAGAATCATCATAAAGCTGTAATCCCTCAAACGTAAAATCGTTTAGCGTTTCTACATGGTCAGCGACTTTATGCTCAAGCTTCTTGAATCCCGTTTTCTGACGTGCATAATATTTAACTGTATTCCGTAAAGGCTTGTTAATAAACTTATGGGCTGTTGCATAATAAAGTTCATCACATTCTGAACTGGTATAATCATAAAGCATTTGAATTAACATAAAGTCAATATCACAGCCATGAAATGTAAGTTCATCTGCTTTGACTACTTTACCATTGTCGAAGTTACCATTTTTAACATTTGTGCATTTAGACGTACTGATATAACTGTAAATGCAGTTACCAAAATCCTTAGCGTTAATATTATAAAAGGTAACATTAGCCATAAAGTTATATTTTATTGGCCTTTCAAACAAGATTGATTCGCGGTATGCTGCTTGGAGGACTGAATAGAATTTAACATCTTTACATCCATATAGCTTAATCCGCTGGTCGGGATAATCAAAGAACCCTGAGTTAGCGCCGCTTTCGCAACCAGATAAGAACTCATAGTTTGCAGACTGGAAATTTTGATAACATTCATTAGGATTAACCTCCTTTCTCCATTTATAGGGAAATCGCCTACCATACATTGCTGACGGGTGCATAGAACTTGCATCAAAACACCAAACATCCTTAAATATTTTACCTACTGAGTAAGGATTAGCATGAGTATAACCACCTGCAAGACAGTCCTGAAAGAACTTCATAAATGGTTCATTATTCTTAAGTTCTATTGCCGCTGTGAATTGTGCAGTATGAACTTCTTTATCAGTAGCTATATTTCTATTAAGCCTTGTTTCGCGCTTAATCATTGATGTGTTAGACACTCCAATATCCGATACAGTATCAACTTTAGTGAAGTTAGCCATGTATCTACATAGTGCATACAAAACTAGCTTGCAATCACGTTCGTTGTAAATATATTCAGAATCAGGTAAATCTGACCACCAATAATATTTTTGGTCGTAACCGCCTTTGACTTCTTTAAGTTTAGGAACTCCAAGCTCTGTACCTATAAGTTCAAGACTTTTGCAGGAAAGAATCTTGAAGCTGTCATAAAATTCAAGATGGTCAAAAGCTGCTACTAATGGCTGGTGCGGAGCGACTGCAATGAAACGTTTAGGATTAAAGTTCTTAATGCAGAAATTTATATTACGCATCATTGCTTCAAATTCATAGCTCAAGTTATGCACAAAGATTTTGACATATTCCTCATTATTCTTAGCATCCTCATTGATTCTCTCAAATTCTGAAGAAATTGAATCATAAGTTCTAAAGAAATTATAATTCATTTCATTCTCAAAGTCACTAAATGGTGCATGAGGTATAGGACGATAAGCAAATGAAGCTAGGCCGTGAAGATAAGTGCTTTGCAGATGCTCTTGAAGTTCATCCTCACCATACATTAAGGATGATGTTTCAATATCATAGCAATATATGATAGTTGAATACTTATGCTCGTTACGCTTTCTCACATATAGCACCACCTTCTTTCATTCGTGAATATTACCACAAATCATACTTAGATGCAAGTTCTACAAATTTTTTATAAACTTCTTTATTATTCTCTATAAACTCTTCATTATCCTTCGTAATAGATTTAAGTTTATTGCTTGCATTAACCAGAACTTCGCCAATCTGGTCAGAATTTCTTAGCAGATTGTCATACTCTGAATAAGCTCTGTCCATATCTGATAGAGAGTTAAGTCCTAACTCTTCACCCAGTTCACATAGTTTTTTCAAATCTTTTGGCGGAATATCCCTGCTATATGTGCCCATAAGATTGTTAAGTATACCAGAAATTACTCCCCATTTCTTTTTATCAAAATAGGAATCTGGATTTCTAAGAATCTTATATGCAGCATCGCTATAATTAAATACATCCTCAAGACGATTAGCTACTCTCAATGACCTATAGCTACTCTTAACGGATTTATTCAAGGAATGAATATGCTCTGAGTATTTAGATAGATACTCTTGCATAAGCTTTTGTGATGTTTTATCTTCAACATTATCGGCTGCATCAATAAGGTCGTTATACAATTTTTCAGCTTCATCAAGAGCAGTATTAGCAGTAAATTTCAGAGCGTTGGCAACTTCGGCAGACTGTCTACCTCTAAGACTTTCTTTAAGCTCACCTGTTACAGTTATACCAGCTCTTCTGGATTTACGTCTTGTTGCGCCTATCTTTTCCAGTAGCCTAGTTGCTTCGGCTTGGCGCTTAAATGTTTCGTTCTTAGCCATTATGTTCACCCTGCTTTCGTAAAGCTAACTCTTTTCTAATGTCATTATCATAACAGTCAAGCAGATAACACAATTCTCTAAGCTGACAATCTTGGCAATCCTTATCCATGAAGTGTATTAGCCATGAGGGACAGACTTTAATGTACCAGTTATCGCATAGTTTATTAAGTAGGGTAAGGGTTTCTGTGTCTAAGTCTTTAATTGTCATAATTACACCACCCAAATATCCCATTTATCAGTTTCATCATATGACATAACATTACGTGAGCATCTGAAACTTGATACGTGCAAACCTTTAAGAACTTTAGGCATAGAATAGTAATCACCTTGATAGATTATACATCCATTTATATCATCAGTAGAATTTCCACAATGGGAAATATCAAATCGGCGATGTAAGACAAATATATCTTCATACGACATATCTATATTACGATCAAATGTTTCTTCAATAGTCATAATAAACCCCCCATTGCTCTGCCATGGCTTCCGCAATTCCAGAAAAGGTTTTTGCACGATTTTTGGCTCTGTCTGTTGTAAACATTCCTTTGTACTGCTCGCCGTGCTCACGACTGTAACTCCCACTTGGACACCATGTAGCAATAGGTTTAACAATTTTTGTTGGTACAAGTGGTTGGAGACCTTTTAACCACAAACAGGTTCTTTTGGTATAAGGATGACCATATTGATAAGGTTGAATTATTTGAGTGTATTCAGGTAACGTAAACACTTTTGAGGGTACAGGGTTTTCAACGCATATTTTATCTATATCTGCGTTCAAAAAAGACATAAAAAATTCTTTTGCTTTCATACCTTGTTCAAATCTCTCTATATTAAGCAAATGATTCTTCCAGATATGCCTTGCCCCTGCATTAGATAAATAAGTGCAAGGTGGATGTGCAATCAATAAATCCCATTTGCCAATATAATGAGTTTTGCCATCCATTGTTACTATTTTTTCCGCCTTAATGACTTTCAGTGCATCGCCTAAAATATGCCATTCAGGATGATTGCCAGATGGTTCTATAATATCACAACTATAGGCTTCAAAACCTCTATCTCTAAATGCTTTACATACTGTCTGCGATTCTTCGCAAGCAATTAAAACTTTAGCGTTCATAATAAACACCCTCCACGTTTTCTGGCCAAACAGAATCTAGGCAATCACCCACAAAATATTGATTAAATGTACAATTAGACATTGGTGCTACAGAATAATAAACTACTCTGCCATCATGCTCTATAATGTCAATAACCTTACCAATTTTAGCAATAGTAATTGCTCTTTTCTCTTGTCCATCTCCATAGAAATAACCATATTCTCTTACATTGTATTTAATGATTGAGCCTATGGGGATAGGATGAATGGGAACGTCATAACGCATTGTATCACCTTCTTATACATAAAACTTAAAAGCTAATACTTCAAATGAATCTGTATCTATATACAAAGAACTAACAGTAAAGAATTTAAATTGAAGCTTCGCATACATTGATTCTAAATTCTTAAACTGACATATCTTTTTAATTGTGCCTGATTCTATAATGTATATAGTCGTTTCAGCGTGAACAGAACCGCAATTTACTAAAATATCATGAATTGTCATTTTGAAAAACTCCTTTTTATTAGCTCACGCCATGTTGCTACCATTGTCAGCTTACAACTCTGACAAAAATCATGGCTTTTACAACCATCGCAAATCTCTCCATTATAATGGTTACGGCAAGGCCAAGCATAGAAATCTCTAGAGAAAACGTATAAATCCCTTAACGTTTCATCTTTACGATGCTTTAAGTCATTTCTCCAAATTTCTATTGACGCGTCATCTAATGGAGCAAGGTCTTTTCTTGTAATCATGAGTATCACCTACTTTCTTAGCAATAAAGAGGGGAGAGGGAGAGGGGATTATTAAGTTTAATAAATTGAACCCCCGATTTATTTTCAGGCTTCTCACGACACCCCGGTGGTCGGCGCGGCAGGGTTGGTGCTAAGGTTAATGCCCATACTCATCATTTTTCTTAACGGTCGGACGCTTTAGCGCTTTGAAGCGGTAAAGTGTGTTAAGAATTTCACAGGTTAGCAGTTAGGCTTAACTATTGCTAGTTATTTACACTTAATAGTAAAGACTTCTAATTAAAAATTTGTATAAAAAATGCACTGCCATTAACGGCGGTGCACTTTATTTTTCTTTTTTCTGGTCAGCGCTGATTTAATGCGGATGCGATAACGCTTGCGAAATCATCTTCTATGTTTTTGCGGGCGGCGCGCTTGCCGGTTCTAGAATCGTTATACAGTCTAACAGTTACCGGATAATTACAGGCGGTTTGATATTTATATCGAATCCAATTCTTGAACTTTGCAACGTGCTGTGCAGTTGTGTTCGAATAAAAACCAAACACCCACAAAACACCAGTAGAACGCTGGAAAGCTGCCGCAATAGTTGTATAACTCTGCAAAATGGTAAAATCAGAATAATCATGCATAAAAATCCATGCTTTGCAGTTATAAAGTTGTTGTATATGACTTCCCAGGACGCAATCATATTCATTAAGAACGGCGTCTGCTATTTCTTTGCGTGTACTGTACATCATTTCGAAAACACCGCCTTTACAAAGTCGTCAATGGATTCAATGCCATTGGATACGTCATGCATAATAGTTGGCATATAAATGCTAGAAAAACCAGTCGCGGCAAAACCATTTTTCGTCGTTCTGATGCTACAAAAAGCCGTATCCACAAGGCCGCACTCGTCGAATAGCTCGCGCTTGATTCTAAAACCGTTATCAATGCCTGATCTGCTTAGCCTGATTGTAACAACTTGCATTTTCATTTTTATACCCTCTTTTAATTTATTTGGCTTTATGCCATATGGAACCGGGCTTTAGTGATGAACCCGGCGGAACGATTAAATTTTTACTGCTGAGAAAGTGGACGATCAATAGGAACGGCAACGACATTAAATACCTCGCGCGGAATGCCAAGGGTATTTTCATCTTTGGGCTGAACGTCTAGCACCTGCCATTTAGTGCAAGGCTCCATATTATGCAAGGCTTTTTCAACTTTTTCTGCATCCAAAACGCCATCAAACTGTTTTACAAACTCGCCAGTATCCACGGAAAAATCATCATTAAACCGGGCGTATTTTACGCGGGCAACCGTGCCAGCCTTGACAGTGCGAGAGACGCAAACGGTGCTTTTGGGCTTGTCATTAACAGGGCGAGTGATTGTGATAGTCTCAGTGCCGTTATCATTAGTAGTTTTTTCAATAGTCCAATTAGTCATGATAAATACCTCGCTTTAATAATATTGTAGCAATAGACTTTTCGTTTTCTTTTCCCTTTGCTATGATACAAGTATACCATACCTATATATGCAACACAAGCACTATTTGTTGCAAGTTTTTTAATCATTGCAACGTTCAAAATGGCTTTATCACATGTAGTTTTGTATCATGATAATTTGTACTAAACGTTAAAGTACTATAAATAGGACTTATGGATATATGTTACAATTTATAGGGATAAATGTTGACTGTTAAATTGGTAACAATCGCTTTAGTGCTCTAAAGTGGCAAAGTGTATGCTAATCATGCAACGCCCATCGCTACACACATAAGCGCTTTAATACTTTGAATCGCTAAAGTGTGTGAATAATTTAACAATCGCTTTAGTGCTTTGAAGTGGTAAAGTGTGTGAAATATTTAACAATCGCTTTAGTGCTTTGAAGTGGTAAAGTGTGTGAAATATTTAACAATCGCTTTAGTGCTTTGAAGTGGTAAAGT